GTTGTATAATTTTGTGCCTATCTTAAAACCAGCACCACCTGGAACACCTATTTGCACTAAAGCCTGTGTTAGTTTACCAACACCAGTCTGCTCTGCTATCTCCTCTAATGGATTAAGTTTATCAAAAAACATTTCGACCTGAGCAGCTGTATTAGTATCTAAACCTAGATCAACTAGCTCTGCACCTAGTGAGAAAGCTCCCTCAACAACTTTAATACCACCAGAAACTATACCTGCTAGTCCAGAGGTATACCATGATGCCTCATTATTCTGTTCGGCTGGAATTAATGGTTGTAAAGCCATTTACACTCCTATGGTTGAGCGTCCTCGAGTCTAGGTGAGAAAACATCTGACTCAAAGTTTTGTATTTTTTCTTTTTCTTGTTTTAAAGTTAGATCAGGAAATTTAATTTCTTCTATTGTATTAAATTCATCAAAAAATATTTCACCATCTTTAACCACAATGTATTTATAGTTATCTTCAAATGGATCATAAACAACTTTACCATCTAAATTTTTTAATGATTTTTTAGGGACGTTAGGATCTCTAACATCAAACGTTAGCACACCACCATATCTCTGCCCAGTTACAGCATTTCTTAATGTATCTGCATTTTGTGTAGAGAATAAAGCTGCTCTTTCAGCTGCTTGTGGTGGTAAATCGTTTTCGATATATTGCTCCAACATCACATTGTACAACGCATCATCGCTTTTCATGCCTGCAATTCTTTCATCAGACTCTAACTTTAATTTTAATCTGTCCATAGCAGCGTCATCACCAGCTTCTCTTTCTCTTCTTAAAAACTCTCGTTCTGCTGCGGTTGCAGCTTGTGCTGTTTGTTGAGCTTGTAACACATTAAATGGATCTTTTGCAGCTACTGCAGCTGTTTGAAATATATTACCTTGTGGTGGTGTTGCTAAAAGATTTAAACCAAATCCGGTTAAGAATCCTGGTACACCACCTATTTGAAAGTTAGGCATTGTTCCGTTTGCATAACCTGTTCTGCCACCGTTAGCCATTTTTTGTGGTCGATCTAGCCCTGATGTAATACCAGTGCCTGCTGATCCACCTATTCTAAACATCGGTCTTTTTAATACTCTGTTCATAATTAAAAATTAACGCCTATTTTAGCTCCAGGTCTTGTTGCACCATAAATGCCTGCAAGTGTTGTACCAACACCTAATGCAGTCTGTAGTGGTGTAGGGTTAGGGACAATTGTTGATTGGAATTGTCCAGGATATCCACCCATTATTCCTGTTACTTGTCCAGCAAATCTATCTAATTGTTCTTGTGGTAAGAATGTAGCTTGTCTTGCTGCTTCTCTCTGTGCATCAAGTTGAGCTTGAGCCTGCGCCTGATTCAGTGCGCCCAATGAACCTAAACGTTGAATATCTGTGCCTTGTAATGCTTGCTGTTGTGCTCCAAGTTGTGCTTGTTGACCAGCTAATCCTGATTGAAACGCACCTAGACCTTGTGTTGCTCCAGCAATACCTTGTTGTGCTGCCCCTAGACCAAATCTATTTTGTATATCTTGTTGTCTTTGTGCTGCTGCCTGATTAAAACCTTGTTGCAAGAGACCGGCTTGTAATAATGCCCGTTCTCTCGCAGCCCCTGTGCCAAACTCTGCGAGTTGCACTCCCGCTCGACCACTGCCGAGCGCACCCAAAGCTGCCTGTTGATCTCGTATACTTTGTTCTTGTATAGCTTTGTTACGATCAAATTCTGCTAATGTAGCGTCAATAACTTGAGATTGAAAAGGGGACATAAAATCTTGTACGTCCTGTTGAAATGCAGTTGCTCCTAGTGGTACACCACCAAGTGTTGCACCAGCCGTTCCTAATTGTCCAAGGGCCTGTGTTCCTAATCCAGATGCTAATGTTGCTTGAGTCTGTGCTTGTTGTAAAAATGGTTGAAAAGATCCTACACCCTGTTGAGCTAAAGTCTGTGCCTGTTGTTGTAATGCATCTTGCTGTGCTACCTGTGGTGCAAGTCCTGCTAAACTCTGTTGTCTTGTTGTAAATTCTCTAGCTGCTTGTTGTCTAGCTGCAAAATCATCAGCAGCTTCACCTGGTTGTTGTGATATACCAGCAAGTCCAGTTGATACTACAGGAACACCTGATTGTGCTACTACCTGTTTTGCTAGATCTTTTCCTAGATCTTCAACAAATTGTGCGGGTAAAGTTCTTGTAGTTGTAACAGCCATTATAATACTTCCTCTAATCTTTGTGATGTTTGAAACATTTTACGTGCGCCTTCTAAGCCTTGCGATTCTTCAGATACGTCACCCCCGGCTTCGAGGTTCTTCATCATGTTATACATAACTTCTGCGCCTTTGTCTACATCTCCATCACCAGCATTTCTAACAGCATCAGCTGTAAATACAAACTCATTTTTAGACAATCTTGCAGGGACATCATCTGCTTTTTCCATACGACCTATTGGCACAAATCCACCATCTTCTCTTAGATCCATCTCTTTGCCACCCATATCTAACAGTGGCATAGTCTTTTTAGCTACCGGTTCTTTTGATCCTTCTTGATATTCTATTCTACCACCGTCAGCTTTAAATGCTAAAGCTCTTTGATCTGCTGAGGTTCCTGCCTGTAAGATCATTCTTCTAGCTGCCTCTATATCTATACCCTCACCTCTTGACAATTCTTGTGCCTGTTCCTCTTGTGTTGCTGTTAATAATCCTGCTAGTGCCGATGTTCCAATTATAGCTGACCCTATTCCTAATTTAGATAATGGCCCCACTCTTTCAAATAAATTTGGTGCTATTTCAGTTTTCATAATACCTAATTTTTGAAGAGCAGACGTTGGTCCAAAAGTACCAAATAAACCCTTTGCAGCTCCACCAAAACTCGCTCTACCTAATAAACCACCAAAACTAGTTCCAGGTATACCAAAACTAGCTGCACCTATTAATGCAGCTTTACCTATCGGTGACTTTGCGATCTTCTTAACTGTCCTTGTAACTTTCTTAACAAGTTTACCTAGACCATACATCTGTCTTGCATTTTCAAAATCAAAATTACCGTCAGCTAATCCACCTACAGCAAACCCTGTTTTACCAAGATTAGCAATATCAGGATTAGCCATTATTCCAGAGACAGTATCTTGTATTTTACTTTGAAACTCAGGTTGATTTCTAATAAAACTAGCTAAAGGATCTGTTCTAACATCAGATATATTTATTCCCTCTTCCGCTCCTGCTGTTATTGTTTCATTTTCCTCATCATCAGGGTTTGGTAATCCGTAAAATTCATTAAAAAATTTTGCTAATTCTTTTGGTGGTAAACCTTTCCCTATATTTTTACCAAAGCTAAATCTAGGATCAGCTTGAATTGGAGTATCAGGTGTTTCATCACCGCCACCTGGTGGTTTACTAATTACTCTTGGTGGTCCTTTAGGTCCCTTATCTCCACCACCTCTAAATCCTCCACCTGTATCTGTTCCAGGAGACATAGCTCCTTTACCTGCACTAGCATCTGCCTGTGCACCTTTAAAAAATCCTATCCTACCACCATTAGCTTTGAATCTTCTAAATCTTTCATCGAATAATTTTTCTTCTGTGCTGTCTCCCTCAGTCACTTGTTTCGTTTCTCCTGATACTCGAGCTAATGCTGCTAGATATTCTGCTTCGCTACTAAAACCTAATTGTGCCCAAAGCGGAACATCTCCTCCTCTATCCATACCACTAAAATTAACTGGTGTTGGAGATTGCACTCCTAAAGCTTTTCTCATGTCACCCGTTTGTTTTGCAACCCTAAATAAAGTTGGTAAACCAAATATAGGGTTAATTAATGAAGCACCTGTTAAAAAAGGATTAGCTTTTCTTTCAGCATTTAAATTTTTTAAAAAACTAGTTCCTGTGTCTTTTCTTAATCTTGTAGGAACATCTACTTCTGGATCAGGATCTCCAAATACTGGGTTTGTTACTGGTCTAACCGGTCCTGCTATATCTCGCATGTTTGGTCGATCTTGACTTCTTCTATCTCCACCACTAGTTGATGTTCCAGGAGATATGTCATCTCCTCTAGCTAAGCCAGCTGAAAAAAAACCTGTTCTTCCACCGTTTGCTAATAATTGTTTTGCGATTTGAGTTCTAGTTATGGCCATCTATCTATCTTATTTTGTTTCTCCAAATAAATCAAGGCTAGGCATGATCACTCTTACATCTTTTCTTATGTCAGATTCTGGTATGCCTTTTGCTTTCCAATCAGCATCATCCTTATATTTTTCGCCTGTCTTCATATTTGTTATTGTTGTTATTACTTCTTTTGGTTCTAACACTGGGATATCTTTCATTATGATGTTACCTCTCGCGGCTGTATTTCTAATATTGAAGCTATGACGTGCAGCTCGTTCGCGTCAGCAGCCTGTACTTTAAGCACCTCACTCTCTTCCATTACAAGAGGTTGAGTTAAAAGTTCTGTTGTTGCTTTAGATGCTATTGTCTTATCTTTAAATAAATTAAATATAGTGCCACTAGCATTTACTAGTGTTATAGTTATCGTGCTCCCTGATCCGGCGTCCTCGGATACTATCAATGATTTTACAACAGCTGTTTTAAAACTAGGCACTGTATATAGTGTAGTTAAATCTGTTGTTGTTAGATCTGCTTTTTTATTTATAAAACTATTAGCCATTATTGTAAAAAGAAGTTAAATGCTTCTACCTCCTCTTTTAATTCTTCTTGAAATGTAGTGTTTAATTTTTCTACAATCGCATCAAGATCTCTAACCTGTGCTTCTGCTGTACCTAAATCATATTCAGGTGCAGGTCTAGTTAATACTTGTACTATCTTTGCCATTATCTACGTCCATCCGGTTGTATGTCTAATCTAAATGTTCCAAGTCGCCAACTTTGATTAGTAGATGTGTTTGCTACTTTTAATGCAATGGCTCTAGCTCTTGCACGTGTGTCTACTTTTTTTGTAGAAGATGTTACAGTAAATGGTCCAAGTGATGAGCTGGCCTGAGTATCATTTGGAAAATCTCTTAATTGTAATGTAACTTGTGTATTACCAGTTTGAGATATAAAGTCTGGTATAAATCTTCTTATTTTCATAATAAATTCACCATCTCCTCTAAGATCTGCAGCTCCTGTAGTTTGCCCTAAAGCAGTTGTTCTTTGACTAATGTCAAAATCTCCTGAAGATATGTTTGCAAGTATTGCTGTTGTTGTACCACCTTGAACTTGATCAGTGCCTGTTTCGTGTTGATAATATATTGTTGACCCTTCTGTATTTCCAACAACATCAAACGATGAATCAACGCTTGCACTGTATTCTGTTGCGTGTGGACTACCAAATACAGCAGAATCTTGCCACATTGTTCTAGCTAAAGATCCCACAGTCCACACCGGTCTTTGTGGTGAAGAGTCAAAATAATTATATGCAACCATTTTATTTACAACAGATGACGAAGAACTTGGATAAAACCAAATAACTTCACCAAATAAATTGTTTAATCCAGCTGACACCATCTGATTACCAGATTCTAAATTTATATCGTTATACACATGATCCTCCACTAAACATCGTAAAGATTCTAGTTTACCAGCATATCTAAAGAAACCATTTTCTGACATCCAATATGCAGAACCATCAACTTCAACACAAGCATTCTGTCCAACCAGTCCACAGTTAGTTCCGACTTGTGCAAACGCAAAGGTAAATGGTTGACCAACAAAACGTTGTGTAAATAAAGAAGTATCAGTCCATACATAGATCGCATCTCTACCTCTAATAGCTCCTCTGATCTGTGATCCGTCAGCTAATCTTTGTGTGCCAGCCGTGTTAGTTGCTGTTGGAACATAAGTGTTAATATCTTCCTGATCAGAGAATCTAATAAACATGTCATCTTGTGTTGTAGTATCTCCGATAGTTGTTTCTGTTCCAAAAAATACTAAGTGACGATCCGGTGTAGATACCAGCATGTGTCTCGATGCAGTTGGTGCTCCGGATATAATTGTAGCTCTTGTGTTTTCTGCTCCTGCTGCTGCAGAGTTCCATTCAAAGACTGCACTGTCATGAATTAAACAAATAGCTTTGTCACCAAAATTATCTAGTGACCACATACCAGGTTCTAATACCAAGTCACCTGATGCTGCCTCACCCCACGCAACAAAGTTTGTTGTGCTAGTAACAGTATCACCTGCACCATGAGATGCAGCAGTCGTTCCTCTAACTTCTCTTGTAACACCTGTCAATTCATTGGATGTGCTTATACCTGTGTAAGATATTTCCTCTGTTCCTATTTTTATAAAATTAGTTCCTGAATCTGGAAACTGTGATACGTCTGCTAATATAATACCAGTTGTCGTTGAAGAGTTTATTGCTCCAGATAGAGTTGTTACTGGTTCTCCTGCAACCTCACCACCCCAAGTTCCAAGAGACCAACCAAAACCTTTTGCCTGCACTGCTGGACCCACAGGATAATAATGTTGAACTCTAATACCACCAGATGTTGTTGCACCAGATCCTGACTCTGCTGATGGCATCGTAATTGTAATCGTTGTGCTTGTAGGCACAGTTGTTACCATAAATTTTTTATCGTTAAAATCTGCAGCTGCAAAATTAGAGTTAGTGATAGAACTAAAATTATCTAATAAAATTATATCTTGTTCACCTATACCGTGGTCTCCACTAAAAGTTATAGTAACAGTTTGTGATCCGTTAGTTGTGGTAAACGCGCTTGTAAGAGTTGTAGTAGATTTAATAGGATGTATGTCATAATATACACCACCAGAGAATGCATATAAAATTCTGTTTGTGCCGATAATAGCATATTTCCTAGCTTTGCTATTTACAAAATGATGAAGCCCTCTGCCAGCACCTGTTAATTTATCGTCACCAAGTTGTTTCCAACCACCTATTTTTTCAGGTATACCATATCTAAATCTTACGTTATCACAATCTATCCACTGGCCCTCTGCTCCAGTAGCCGTGATCTGTTTGTTTATACCCGGTTGAAATCCTATTTTTTGTAACATAATTATCTCGCATTGTTTGGAACACTGTTGCTATTAACAAATGGAGATTCTGCAAAAGCCATAAAAATCATATTTGCTCCACTTGCATTATGTCCTGTACCTGATGATCTTATTTTAAATCCATTTGAAACAAAATCAAAACTTTCATAACTATCATCTCCTTGTGCTAAATTTGGAAATAGTTTTTTAAATACTCCGTTAAATGGATCTCTTTTATTATCACATATCAACCAATCACTTGTACTATCGGTTCTTTTTACCATAACCCAAGCAGGTTTAAACCCAGTATAAACAAATGTTCCATCAACATTTCCATTTCCTACATATTGTCCAAATTTTGAATATCCTTGTTTCTCTGCAAAACAGTAGGCTATATCACTTTCACTAGCATCAACAGCTACACCTACCCCTATTCCAATAAGAGAACTTGTCATACCAGCACCCCATAAACCACTAATATTTGATACAGCAGAAGTAGCATTTAATTTTAAGTATTGTTGATTTGCTGTTCCTATACCTTCAAAATAAGTTTGCCAATTTCCAGTAGCACCTATGTCTTTTACTATAACCATTTTTGGAGTTGCCCCAAGACCATGACCAACCGTCATATTACCACTACTACTAGATGCAGTAAATTTTACTATTGAAAACCCTGCTGTTGTGTTTGCAGATACAGAAGCTGTTACATCCCCATCACCATTAGATGATGCAGAGCCACCAGCTTTCCAGTTCCATGCTACATAATTATTACTACTTTTATTTACATCAACGTTGCTTCCTACAGTAAATCCATTACTTCCAAATGCAGTTAAACCTGCTGCTTGTGTTTCTTCCGCACTAGTTTGGTTTGAAAAAATTCTTTTTGTTACACCTCTAACAACATCATATAAATTGTGCCAATTACCTTCTGATCTATCTTTTATCCAAACCCAATCAGGTTGCATATTAGTATCACCATCTAATGTAACTGAGTTACTGCTTCCAGTGCCCGTATATATTTTAGACTGAAAATGAATTGTTGGGTCGTCTATACTCGTAAAAGCCATTATCCAAACTCCGCTAGGTTTTTTGTGCAACAGGAATAAAAAGATTTTGCTGAGCCATCACCTGTTATATTTGGTGAATATTCAAATGCACCATAACCATTGTCATCGGCCACACCAGATGAAAGAGATTGAAAACCATTTCCAAAATTAGCCTCACAAACCCTGGAGCCAGCGTTATTGTCACCAACAAAAAACATATAATGCCCTGTTCCGTTGCTTGCTAAAGGTTCTAAATCTATCCCAGTAGAACTTTGTAATGCTCCATCTTTACTAAGATAGGCTTTCATATTATCAAGGTCCATATAAATTCCAATTATGTTTCCATTACCATAACTAGCATAAGTAGCTAGATCAGTCTGTCCACCTGAGCCATTACCTTCTTGTACTTTACCACTTTGAATGTAACTAATGGTATGTGGTGTAACGTCTCCAGACTTTCCATGTGAGGAAGTTTGAAATGATGGAGTTGGAGTTATACCACAGATTTGCGCACCAGCACCAGATATATTATCTACCTCCATGTACCACTTCCCTTTAGTCATAGCAAAGGTACTCGTGTTCATAGCCTCGGCACTTGAAGCAGTTGAAACTTTTGTACCACCTTGTGTTATAGTTGAACCTGCCCAGTAATTATCATTTACATTTATAATAGCAAAGTTATTAGTACAGGTATCAGTGGTTTGATTTGCTGAAGTAATATTCGTAAGACTTAAATCATTATTGTTACCCGATACGTCATTTCCTAAATCTGAACTATCTTTAAAATCTAAATAAAAACCATTATTACCAAAAGTCAAACCTGATACATCTATTGGTTTCCATACTGTAGGACTGTCAGAATCAAATTCTCCAAATGAGGTTTGATCTAATTGTTGTCCATCTATATAAACCATTTCTGCAAAATAAGCAGTAGCATCTTGGCTAGTATTAGAGTTTTCGTGATAGGTAAAAAATTTAAATGCAGCACCACTTGTGTTTGTAAAACTATCTAAATTAGATGATGGATTACTATCACCAGAAAAACTTGTTTCTTGAACACCATTAATATACATTTTACATCTATCTGCAGCTGTTCCTTGTGAACTATCATAGGCAACAATAATATTGTACCAAGCGCTAGCGTCTCGAAGTTTTCTATCAGTTACTCTTTCCCACACTGTATTTCCATCAGATGGAGCAGTCTGTCTCCAAATTAAATCATCTTGATTAAACTCTAATTTTTCTTCACCATAACTTCCATTTGCTACACTAAATATTTTAGAATTAGCTGCACCTATGTCTGTTCTTTTAACCCATACAGAAAAAGTATATTTATCAGCATTAGTAGGTGTTCCTTGTGTTACTTCAGCTCGTGGATCATCATCTTTATTAGTTCTTAAAGAATTATCAACATCATAGCCTGTATCTTTTATAGAATTAGTTCCAGGTATAAGTAGTGACATTAACTCTCCAATCTTGGAAATTCACCTAATGGTCTTGCAGTAGTGTTATCATCTTGTTGTGTGTATTCAAATAAAGTTTGTAACGCCTCTACGTTACTTGCACCATTTATAGAAGTTTCCATTTCATTTGATTTTGCTCTAACATTAGTTCTAAATGTTGTAACATTACTTGGCACATTATAGTCAGCTACTTCTGTTGCTTTAATTATATACCAATCTGTAGGGGCTAATAAATTAGACGCT